AAAGCAAGCCCTGAAACTCTGCTTCCTCCGCTTGATTGCGTTGAGCTAATGCGCCCAACTCATCCTGCCGCTCGCGCATACGCTGCATGGTGTTGGCTTCAAGCCGTTGACCGCCCATGCCAAACTGGCCTGTCCTCGCTTGATTCATCTGCGAAACAATCTGGCCAAGGTTCGCGAACTCCTGCTGCTCGGCTCCGGTACGCTGGGCTATTGCGGAGAGTTGATCTGTGCGTTCTCGTAAAGCTGCCTCATTGTCAAATCCTGCTGCCTGAATATCCAACTGGAAACCTCTCTCCATTGCAGTGTTCTGCTGCTCCAACTGTGAAAGAAGGTTCTGATACTCCTGCTGCTGCGCTCCTGTGCGTTGCCCAATCGCTCCGAGTTGGTCAGCACGTTCCTGCAACTGTGCCTGTTGATTGATGCCCAACCCTTGCGCTTCCATTCCAAACTGTGATTGCCTAGCCGTGTTGATCTGCGCCAGTTGCCCCTGCAAGTTCTGGTACTCCTGTTGCTCGGCGGCTGTGCGTTGGCCAATAGCGGCAAGCTGATCTGAACGCTCGCGTATCTGTTGCTCGTTAGCAAATGAACGTCTCTGCGATTCCAGCTCGTACTCCCGTAACCCAGCCTGACGATTGGATTCCAAGGTTTGTAATGCTGCCCGATATTCCTGCTCCTCGGCCTGATTGCGTTGACCGATTGCACCAAGTTGATCGGCTCTCTCCTGTAAAGCAGCTTCACGGTCTGCTCCGAGCCTTTGCATTCCCATGCCGAACTCGCCTGTTTCAGCACCAGTACGCTGCTGGATTCCCAACAACCTGTTCTGTAAATTCTGCTGTGCCACTCTCGCCTGATAGTCACCAGCCGTCTGGCCTGATTGGACGAACCCCATGTAGTCGCCCATTGCTGCACGTTGAGCAGCGTCTTCGGCTTCCTGTACCTGTGTTGATTCTTCAATGACAGCTCCACCACCGAAGATGTTTCCTAGTCCAGCGGCTCTGCCTCTTGCAAGTCTCCTCGCTCTCTCGCCCATGAGTTGCGCTGTCCTGCCTGACTGCGCTCTATCCAAGAATTGTCTCTCGGCAAACTGCCGTCCTGCGAGGGATTCAGGGTCAATGGGGATTTCAGGTATGTCCTCTGCTGCCAACCTCTCAAGTGTGGGTGCTGCTTCAGCCCTTTCCAGTGCTGCCATCTCACCCGCCCTCTGGATGTCGCCAATTCCTTCTGCGCGTTCCAGCCCGCCAAAGGCAGCTAACCTTTCCAAGTCGCCCATTGCCCCAGCTCTCTCAAGCTCCGGCCCTGCTCCAAGCTCCCGCATGGTTGGGGCTGCGCCTATCCTGCCCAGTCCAGCCATTTCTCCTGCTCGCTCAATGCCGCCAGCAGCACCTATCTGGCCAAATTCAGGGGTAGCTCCCGCCCTGCGTAGAGCGTCCATCTCTCCCGCTCGCTCCAAAATCGGAGCATCTCCCCGCGACAACTCCTTTAGCGTAGGTTCTGCGCCTAGTCTTCCTA